CTATGAATCAATGGAGCCAAGTCAGTTAGTTAAAGACTACCTGATGTCAACTCAAGAAGGTCTTGACGAGGATGACATTGAAGCCATGATGGAGGAGTACGAGTACGATGAAGACATTGATGATGAATCAAGAATTAAGAAAGTAAAAATCGAAAGAAAAAAGATTATTAACGAAGCGAAGAAATACTTCAACGGTCTAAAAGACAAATACAAGGTGCCCCTTGAGTCAAGCGCGGCATCCATGTCTGATGAAGACAAGCAGGAGTACGAATCGTATCGTAAATATACGCAACAAGCAAAGACAATTGAAGAGGAGAACAATCGTAAACGTCAGTGGTTTAATCAGAAAACTGACGAGTTGTTTAGCGGAGAGTTCAAAGGTTTTGAGTTCGATGTAAACGATAAAAAAATTACATTCAATCCGGGAGATGTGGCTGAAGTTAAAAAGGCTCAATCTAATCCACAGAACTTTATCAATAAGTTTTTAGATGAGAGCGGTCTTATTAAAGATGTCGCAGGTTATCATAAGTCTTTGTCTATTGCAATGAACCCCGAAAAATTTGCTAAGTTCTTTTATGAACAAGGTAAGTCAGATGCTACAGATGATGTTAACAGAAAAATGAAAAATGTAAATATGTCTGAGCGTAAAGCACCTGAATTTTCAAAACAATCAGGGGGAGGAATACAGGTTCGCGTTATTAACCCTGATTCCGGTAATGGACTTAAAATACGCAGAAGAAATAATTAACAAAAAAAAATTAAAAACAAAAAGAAATGGCAATATTAACCACCCCGGCCGCAATTACCCCACAGCTACAGCCGGCAGCTGAACAGGTTGCATTAGCAACCAATTACATAACATCATTTAACTTTGCTACTCAGTATCTCCCTGATACATACGAGAAGGAATTTGAGCGTTACGGAAACCGTAGCATATCATCATTCTTGCGTATGGTAGGTGCTGAGTTGCCGTCAAATTCTGACCAAATCAAATGGGCAGAGCAAGGTCGTTTGCACATCAAGTACACTTCTGTTGGTTCTAACGGTACCACATATCCTGCGGGAAGTACTACCGCTTTATTCCAAATCAACGACACAGGTGTAACTTCATCTGCTATCCGCGTTGGTCAAACCGTATTGATTCAGCGTAACAGTACCGGAGTTTACAACAAAGGATTAGTTATTTCTGTTTCAACACCTACGGGAGGCCCTTACACGTTTACTGCTGCGTTTTACGAATCAGGCGGTCTTGTTACTGCCGGTACGGCAGGTAACCAAACAAGTGCAGATTTCTCTGTGTTCATTTATGGTTCTGAGTTTAAAAAAGGACAAAACGGTATGGTTGGTTCTTTGGAAGCTGAAACAAACATCTTCTCAAATAACCCAATCATTTTAAAAGACCGTTATGCTGTAAATGGTTCAGACATGGCTCAGATTGGTTGGGTTGAAATCTCAACTGAAGATGGAGCAAGTGGATATCTTTGGTACTTAAAGAGTCAACACGAAACACGTTTACGTTTTGATGACTACATCGAAACATCTATGCTTGAGGCTGTTCCTGCTGAATCAGGTTCAGGTGTTGCTACTCAATCTACCAACACAACAGTTGGTAATATGGGTTCTCAAGGAGTTTTCTATGTTGTAAATGCTCGTGGAAATGTTTGGGGAGCAGGTTATCCAACTGCACTTTCAGATTGGGATAACATTGTTTTCCGTCTTGACAAGCAGGGTGCTATTGAAGAGAATGCATTGTTTGTTAACCGTGACATGAGTTTTGCAATTGACAATATGTTAGCAGGTTTAAATGGATTAGGAACTGCCGCTACAGGTGGTACAGCTCCGGCTCAAGGTGCATCATTTGGTCTTTTTGACAACGATGTTGCAATGGCCTTGAACTTAGGTTTCACAGGATTCCGCCGTGGTTATGATTTTTACAAGTCTGATTGGAAGTACTTAAATGACCCTACAATGCGTGGAGGTATGAATACTTCTTCAGCTACTGCAAATGGTACAATCACAGGTCTTTTAGTTCCTGCCGGTTCTACTTCAGTGTATGACCAAATCATGGGTAAAAATGCAAAACGTCCGTTCTTGCACGTTCGTTATCGTGCTACAGAAGCTGAAGACCGTAGATACAAAACTTGGGTTACAGGTTCTGCCGGCGGTGCATCAACAAGCGACTTAGATGCTATGGAGGTTCACTTCCTCTCTGAGCGTTGCGTTTGTACACTTGGTGCTAATAACTTCATGTTATTCCGTTACGGAGCGTAGTAGTAATTAATGGGGAGTGTCTTTAAAGACACTCCCTTCTTTTTAACTTTAATTAAATTAAATAAAATGTCAAAACAAACACCCGTAGACAAGAGCTACAAATTATTAAGAGGGGCACCGTTATCTTACACACTACCTTCAAGGAGTACACCTAATATGCCGCTATTGTGGTATGACGAAGCAAACAATGTCAACAAAGCATTAAGGTATGCATCAAACCAAAAGAGCCCATTTGAAGAAGACCAAGACGGGAATGCTATATTAGCACCTGTTATATTTGATGACGGTCTTTTATTTGTTCCAAAATCAAATCCTGTACTTCAGCTTTTCCTTCATTACCATCCATACAATGGGATAGTTTTTGCAGAAATTAATAAAGAAAAAGATGCATCTAAGGAGGTTGAAGAGTTAACTTACGAGGTTGATGCCTTGATTGAAGCAAAGAGTTTGCAAATTGACCAACTTGAGATGGTATATCGAGTTGTTTTTGGAAGAGACCCATCCGTAATTTCAACTCCTGAATTAAAAAGAGATATTTTGGTATTTGCAAAGCAGCAACCAAAAGAATTCTTACAGGTTATCAATGACCCTGAATTGAAGTTTCAAGCAAAAGTTCGTTTATTCTTTGAACATGGACTTTTAGTTTTGAAGAATAATAACAAGGAGATTTGGTTCAACACAACCGGCAATAAAAAGAAGATGATTTCTGTGCCTTATGGAGAGGAGCCTTATGATGCCGCAGGTTATTACTTGAAGAGCGATGAAGGGCTTAATTCTTTAAAGGCGTTAGAAGCTATCCTTGAAAAGTAGTTGTTCGTTTATATATATTGATTAGAAATTGGAGGTACAAAACGTGCCTCCTTTTTTTGTATATTTGTCCAAAAGTTTACAGATGATAAACTCTGTTAGAAACGCTGTACAGACAATTCTCAACAAAAATAATTACGGATACATATCTCCATCTGACTTTAATTTGCTTGCTCAGAATGCCCAAATGGAGCTATATGAGGAGTACTTCAGTAGTTACAATAAGATTATTAATGCCGAGAATATGAGGGCATCGGGTACCGACTACGCTGACATAAAGAAAACTTATGAGGAGGTTCTTGAAGTATTTTTGGTTAGCGATTATTTAGTCCCTAAATACAAAAATAATTACTACTTGCCATCTGCAATTACTACCGGGAATGAATCTTACATGATTAGCAAGGTAATGATTTACGGAACGCAGTTAACATCAGGGTCTTCATCATCAGTATCACCATATCAGTTAGTTGATTCATCGGCTACATTTGTAACTATAGGTGTAGAGTTGGGTGACATTGTTGTAAATTTAAATACAAATGCATCAACGGCAGTTGTTTCTGTTTCAAGTCAAACAACACTTGACCTTTTAGATGATATATTTTTGGTCGGTAGTAGAGGTTATGCAATATTTAAAGCTGCAAATGCAGAAGCCGAGAAGGTAACCAATGGTAATATATTAAGATTGGTTTCGTCTAATCTTACAAGCCCATCATTAATATACCCCGCATACACAAACATTGGTGATGTCATGACCATATATCCTGATACTGTTCAGGGTTATGGTGCTGTAAAAGCCGATTACTTTAGATATCCAAAGGTTCCAAAATGGACTTATACTACACTTTCAGGTGGTGAGCCTGTATTCAATTCGTCTCAGCCTGACTACCAAGATTTTGAAATTCCTCTTGAAGATGAATACAAACTTGTTACCAAAATTCTTGAGTACTGCGGTATTGTCATTAGAGAGATTGAGGTTAGTCAGTTTGGAACAGCACAGCAGCAACACGAACAGCCTACGTTTAGTATGCAACAATAAAACAATAAGCAATGGCGTACATATCTCAGTATCAATATTACACAAACAATGGAACGACCCCCACAGATGCAAATTGGGGGTCTTACCAATATATAAGTCTTCAGGATATTGTCAACAATTTCCTATTGATGTACTCAGGGAATCATTCACTTGTCAATAATGAAGAGCGTTATAAGATATTGTTCCACGCGAAACGTGCGATTCAGGAACTTAATTATGATGCATTTAAAGAGATTAAGGTTCTTGAATTGACAATTCCGAGTTCATTAATCTTCATTTTGCCATCAGACTTTGTAAATTGGGTTAGAATTTCTCTTTACAAGGATGGTTGGCTGCGACCATTAACTGAGAACATTCAGGTGATGTCATCAAGCGCATACCTTCAGGATAATAATGGCATGATTCTATTTGACCAAAATGGTAACGTGCTTGAGCCTCAGTATTCAAACATTGATTATGACCGTTTAAAGAACACAAAGAAGAGTATATATCTTCACCCCGGCCCGTATTATGGTTATGAGGGATGGAATCTTGATGGCCTTTGGTACTTTCAGTACGACATAAGTACGCGATTTGGGTTGAATACGGAGACTGCAAACTTTAACCCTACATTCAACATTGATAAGAAGAGGGGTGTTATTAACTTTGACTCTTCAATGGCTGATGAGTCTTGCATTCTTGAGTATATATCTGACGGTATGGAGAATGGGGATGTAAGTTCAATTACAGTTAACAAGATGTTTGAGCAGTATATATACGCTGCTATTAAGTATGAAATCCTAAACTCAAAGTTTGGTACTCAGGAGTACATAATAAATAGGGCAAGAAAAGACCGTGCATCATTATTAAGGAATGCTAAAATCAGAATAAGTAACATACATCCCGGTAGACTTCTTATGAACCTGCGTGGAATGGATAAAGTAATCAAATAAGTATGGCTAAACTTTCAAGGAATTTTGTAGGAGGCAGAATGAATAAGGTGACTGACGAACGTCTTTTGCCTGAAGGTGAGTATATAGATGCCATGAATGTCCGCATGGGCTCAACCGAGAAGTCAGAAATAGGCGTTATTGAGAATACGAAAGGCAATACTCCGCTTACAAAATTGTATGGGGTTGATGGATGGCAAATAAGTACACAAGCAAAAACAATAGGTGCCATTCAAGATAGTGCAAACAATTTGATTTATTGGTTTGTACATGACCCTACTTCATCAGGAGGCCCTACAGGCAAGTGTGATTTGATTGTATCATACAATATACTGACCAATGCATTGACGTATCATGTAGTTTCGGTATACAATTCAAACACGATTAATGATACGACATTAAACTTTAATCCAAGTTATTTAATAACAGGGGTTAACATTATTGAAGACCTTTTATTCTTTACTGACGATTATAATCCTCCAAGGGTAATAAACGTAAAAAGAAATTACCCTGCACCTTCTCCTTTTACATTTATTGACCAAATTACAAGTGAGCAATTGCTTGTTATCAAGAAGCCGCCAACGGAATCACCTACAGTCGAGCCATTTGCTGCAAACGGTCAGGAGAATTATATGGACACAAGGTTCATATCATTTGCTTATCGGTACCGGTATATTGATGGTGAGTATTCAGCGACATCTCAATGGTCTGAAATATCTTTCATTCCAAAGGCATTTGAGTTTAGCATAAACAGTATGCTTAATGAGGGTATGACTAACTCTTGCAATAGCGCAAAAGTTACATACAACTCAGGCGGCCCGCTTGTTGTTGGCATAGACTTGCTATTTAAACAATCCGCAAATAATGTAATCAAGATAATTGAGAAGATTGACAAGGCTGAGGCGGGACTATCTAATAACACTGATTATACATTCATATTTGATAGCAGCAAGATATTTACAATACTTCCTCAGTCGGAACTTCTTCGCTTATATGATAACGTACCATTAAAGGCAAAGGCCCAAACAATTATGGGAAACCGTCTTATGTATGGTAACTACATTGAAGGTTATGACCTTATTGATAAGAATGGGGCTAATGTTAAATTTGAGTACTATACAGATTTGGTAACGAAAGACATTGGTTTGTATAACTTAAACGACAGTTTCGCTGTTGGTAATTATAGTATAAATGGCTCACAATCAATAACTGATGCTGTTGTTTATATTGATTTTGCAGGAATGAATCTTAATGAGGGTGCATCATTTACCATAACAGTATCATTTGAACACGCTTCATTTAGTGGTACTACTCCTTACCCTGCGGCACCTGTTGGGAATATAACATTTGAGTTTACATTTATTCTTCCAAGTACATACACATCTGTTTATCAGATGGCAACAAGTGTTGAGTTTCAAGCGGCTGTTGGTACTTCCCTCCCGGCAGGAAACATAAAACCCGTGTACACACCTGTTATTGGGGCCCCAACTTCATGCGATGGCAATACACTTACGGATGAAGTAAACTGCCTTATTGCAAATACATTAGGCACGTTACTGAAAGATGCAAGCGGTATTAGTACAGCAGGTCAGGCAATTGGAATATTAGTTAGTCCGTCAAGCACTCAAATAGGATTTCAGATACCGGCTATGAAGTATGTCGATAGCCATACATCACCAACACAGACCGTCTATGAATACTATAAGGTTACTTCAACCATAGCTACATTCCAAGAGGTATCATCTCCAAAAAGTTTGCATAGCAATCGTGATTATGAGATTGGGATTGTATACATGGATGAATTTAATAGAGCATCAACAGCTTTGGTTAGTTTGAATAATACAGTACACGTTCCTTGTGGTTATTCTGCAAATCAAAATAGTATACAGGTAACTATACCTCCTACTCAGATAGCACCATATTGGGCGAAGAGATATAAGTTTGTAATCAAGCCAAGTGAAGAATATTACGAAACAATTTACTCTCAAATCTTTTTTAAAGACCCTGCTACAAATGAGACTTGGTTCTTCCTTGAGGGGGAGAATATTCGTAAGGTAGAAGCGGGTGACAGGTTAATAGTTAAGTCTGACTCAAGCGGCCCAACGCAAAGTTGCATTTATGCTACTGTTCTTGAAAAGGCAGTAAAGGAGGCTAATTTTATAACTCCAACAAGCGGAATTGAAGTTCTTGGAGGGACGTACATGAAAATCAATCCAAATGATTTCAATACTGTAGAAGACCCTGATGCAATTGTTGCTGTAGGTAATCGCAGTATTTGTGCGTACCCAAGCGGCAACTACGAAACATTGCTATACCCTGTAAATATCAATAGAGGTTTAGGGTATGACCCATTAAATCCAACTTGGTATTTTGAGGACTATACGGTTCCCGCCGGAAGTAAAATACATATCAAGGCAGAGTGGAATAGGGATGGCAAAAGCGCAGGTGCTAATTGCGACCCTAAAGGTTATATTTTAGATAAGGTGTATACATCTTCAAGCAATTACAGTAGTTTTCAAGATTGGTTTAATGGAGACAATATTGGATTGACATTAGGTAGTGGTACAGCAAAATATAGTAGTTGTACTACAGCTGCGTATATTTCATCTGTTGGGCCATTATCTACATTTGACGAATGTACTTGTTACCTTCAGTTTAATCATGACCCCGTTACAAATGAGACTGTCTTGCAGTTTGGAACAGGTATGAGTTGCGGTGCCGGTGTTTTTGCACATAGTTGGAGAAACTCTTGCGTTACTGTGAGTATAACTGTGTATCGTGCCACAGGGCAAATGATTTTTGAGACAGAAGCGACAGATGCATTACCTGATGTATTCTATGAGAACAACCTTTCGTTTGAGATTGACGAGGATGGTAACCATATGGGTAATGTTCAAGACCAAGATATCGCTACATCAACAAGCGGTATTGTAGATACAGGTTTCTTTAACTGCTTTGCATTTGGCAATGGTGTTGAAAGTTACAAAGTTCGCGACTCAATCATTGGAAGATACTTTACGCTTGGTGAAAGGGTTACAACTGTGTCTGAGCAGGACTATAAAATGTCCGACAAGTTTGCGGATATCACATACAGCGGAATCTACAATCCTGAGACAAACGTAAACAAGCTAAACGAGTTCAACCTTGGATTATTAAACTACAAGAGACTTGAAGTTTCTTTTGGTTCTATATACATACTTGATGGCCGTCAAACAGACGTACTTGTTCTTCAAGAGGACAAGATATCGTATGTGCTTGCAGAGAAGAATTTATTGTCAGATGCGGCGGCCGGTGGCGCAATTACATCGGTGCCTGAAGTTCTTGGTACTCAGATTGCTCGTGTAGAGAAGTATGGAATCAGTTTTAATCCTGAGAGCTATGTTCATTGGGGGCCTAATAGATATTTCACCGATGTAAAGCGTGGAGTTGTTGTAAACTTAATGGGGGACTCAATGTCTCAGGATAGGTTATCTATTGTGTCTGATTTGGGTATGCGTACTTGGTTTAGGGATGAGTTTAATAAATCATTCAACACCCAAAAGCTTGGAGGGTATGACCCGTACATGAATGAGTATGTTCTCAGTACAAACAATATCAAAATACCTGTAAAGAGTGAATGTTTAGCGTGCGGAATATCACAAAACCTTTCATTTGATGACCCTTATGACCCATTTACTGTTTATGAATTATGCTTTAATTTAGGGCAATATGTAGGAGATGTGACAATAAGTTGGTCTAATTATGTTAGTCTCGATTTTGCTAATATAGATTATGTGTACGGAACGACATCGGGAGGTTCAAATATTATTGGCCCCGGTTCAACTACATTCACAAAAGATAGTATTACTGACCAAACTCTTGTAATTTACTTTACATATACTTACGGGTTTTCTCTTGACTTATTAATTAGCTGCCCTGATGCTCAACTTATTAATGTTGTTCAGGTTGTTCTTGCAAACAATGCAGATGCGGGAGATACAACTCATATTCAATACCGATATGATTATGGTGCTTACGCGAGTTCATTACAGTCAACCCCTGTCACATTAATTAGTGGTACAACGCCACCTATTGTATCTTACTACAATTCGATATCGGGTTACGAGGGTGCATCTAATATTCCACCTTCGGGCAGTACCGTAAGAATACAATCCGCTCAGATAGTTCCTGACTCATTTGTGTTTAATCCGTCAAATGACAAGTTCAAGTATTTGAAGACAAACACATTGTATCCAAATACTACATCGGGCATAACTGCCTTGCTTGCAGCAGCATCTTTGGCTACCCCTATCTCAGGTTCGGGAGGAACATACTATGCAGACTTCTCCTTATCAGGAACGGGTAGTTACATATACTTGATTTGGGACTTCAGGGATGCGATACCTGTTGACTTGTGCTATACTCCATCAGATACAGAATTGCCTCAAAAGGAAATATGCTGTAATTGTTTGGATTGCGGGGAGGAACCTTGCATAACTATTGTTGTAGATAACCCAACGGATACTGATGCTATAATATTATTTCCTTTCGGAGATGATAACTGCGGAGGAGAGTCATCAAGTTTTGAGTTGACCGTGCTCCCGGGTGAACCGCAAACTTTATGTATAAATAATGTTGTAGGTGAATCTCTTTGGCAAATACTATCAGGGAAACCTACTATAACAATCACAAATTGCGCTTGCGGTAGGGAGCCTCAAAATACCGTACCTCCGTTATTGACATTCACAAGATTGTATCCGGGAGATGTCATAACAACAAGTAATGGAACATGGACTTAATTTGTAATTTTGTAAAAAAATAGATATGTCATTTAGTTACCAATGGAAAAGAAACGGGGTTGCGATAAGAGGGGCCACAGGGTCTACTTACACAATAACGGAAGAAGATGCAACTAAAATTATAAGTTGCGATGTAACCAATACTAATGGTATGGGGTCTACTACTGTATCGTCAAGTAATCCGCAGACATTACCTCCATTGACACCTGTAAATACTTCGGCACCTGTAATTTCAGGTACAGCGAGAGTTGGGTTTGTATTATCACTTACAAGCAATGGAACTTGGAATTCTCCTGAGGGTGTTACTTACACATACAGATGGAGGAGAGATAATATTGCAATATCAGGGGCGACATCAAGTACATACACATTAGTAACAGCCGATTTAGGGAAGGTGGTTGATTGTCTTGTAAAAGCAACAAATTCATATGGGTTCACAGAAAGCGACAGCAATAATAAAGGCCCAATAACAACATAGTATGTCAGTAGTATCACAACAATTTTTTTTAGATGCAGCATCTCTTGGTGCCGCATCTTCTATTTACTTAGATAACTCCCTTACGGTGTGTGCCCCTGACGGGTACTACTCAGATGGTGTAGTTACTCGACAACAGGTTAGTTGCGTTTTATTGCCTGAGGAGATATGTCCTGAGTGCGGTTTGCCTTGCGACTCTACACTGACATCAACAGAGTCGGTATCGGGGGTTTTTAAGATAGACTCAAACATGGGTACATCGGCCGGTGCTATTCTACTTTGGTTTAATCCTCAGGATGTACCTGAAGGTATTAGGGTTGTGTTCAACTCTCAGACATACAATAAGTTTTCATCACCTGCGTATGGTAAGTTGCAAAGCACGAACCCATACGGGTACACATACATAGGGAAGACGGCAAATAACTGCGGTATATCAGGTACAACATATCCCGCACTCGACAATTACACATATGACGGGATATCCTTTGTTAATGATGGGACAACTCAGTCCGTAACTGTCGCTCCGGGTGATGTTCATTTGACAACGCTAAACCCCGGTAAGTGCTTGATGGTTATACCAAAGCCAACCACAACAGCTGCCGTAATGAATATATCTGTTGTTGGGCCTTGTGCAACAAGTGCATATGTTTTAGAACTTGAGTGCCCGCAAATGCTACCATCCGTAATGTCATCAAATGCCACGGGGTCTTCAGAGGATGCGTGTTCAGCCCCAAGACCTAATATTTATTGGTTTGCATCTGTTTCGGATATGCCATATGTCGGCCTTTATGATTATATGTTTCTTAATTCTGATGGGTCAACACCATTAGCTGATGGATTTTATGGAATAGATAATGCAAGCGGTGCTGATTGGATTCAAGTTCAAGATGGCATTGTTGTAGCTATTGGGCCTTGTAGCGATTGTTATGTTTGGCGTATATGTAATACCTCTGCTACATCTCCACATGGGGTTTGTAATCCGGGGACTGCCGGGAATGCTATGAAACTTACTTGGAGAGATTGTGATTTTGTACTGCACTCTAATGTAACTTTAGGTTCAGGTCAGTGCATATGCATAAACACAACTCCTGCTTATTTTATGACCTATTTTTCTGTTCAATGGGCAAGTTCGTGTATTCCTGACCCATCGGGTTCTGACTATACTGTTACGCCTAACGACCCAAATTGCTTATTATAACATGGCAAACTATACTCTTACATACAGTGAATCGGTAAAGGGATGGCCATCCTTTTACTCATTCTACCCCGATTGGATGATTGGGATGAACAACTACTTCTATAGCTTTAAGGGAGGTAATCTATACCGTCATAATGTTAACGATAATCGGAATACGTTCTATCAGGATTGGTGGACAATTATAGGCACCCCATTGGAGGCTTATAAGTCGAGTACACTGCAAAGTGTACTGAACGCAGCTATCCTTGAGAATAAGCTATTCAAGACAATTGACTTGCAGGGTGATGCTACTTGGGCTGTTACGCTTGAGACCGACTTGCAGAATTCGGGGTATATCGAATCGGGTTGGTTTGAGAAAAAAGAAGCGGTATATTTTGCGTTTATACGAAACAACAGCAGCGGCCAACTTTCATTACGCAGCGTAAACGGAATCGGTAATAGCACAACCCGTGTAGTTTTTGGTTCAACCGTAACAGTAAACTTTAGTATCAGCCCGCTTATTGATATCGGGAACATTGTAAGCGTTGGAGATTACTTGTACTTCGGTACGTCTGTGCCTCAACTTGCAGGTCAAATAACGCAGGTAAATGTCAACTATCCTGCCGGTGTAAACAACTTGGTGGTTAACACATCGATTCCCGGAACCGTTGCGATACCATCAAATACTGAGTTCTTCCTATACATCAAAAACTCAATCTCAGAATCACACGGTGTGCTTGGTCACTATTGTAAATTTACGATGGAGAATAGTTCTACAGGTAAGATTGAATTGTTTGCTGTAGAATCAGAGGTTATGAAAAGTTTCCCTTAATTTCTCTATCTTTGTCAGTATGGTAGAACTCAGTATACGCAAGCTGAATAGTACTGATTACGATGAAATTCTTACAACATGGTGGTCTGATTGGGGGTGGGAATCTCCAAAGAAAGATTTCTTGCCTGACGATGGCGAGGGCGGTCTTATTGTGTATGACGGCGATGAGCCAATCTGCGCCGGTTTCATATATGTGACCAACTCAAAAGTTTGTTGGGTTGATTGGATAATTTCAAGCAAGCAGTACAGAAAAAAGCCTGAGAGAAAGCAAGCACTTAATATGCTTGTTGAGTCTTTGACGGAGTTATGTCAGAATACAGGAGCAAAACACATATACGCCTTGATAAAGAACCAATCCTTGATAAATATATACGAAGAGGCAGGTTACATAAAGGCAGATAATTATAATTTAGAAATGATTAAATCCTTTTAACATGGCAGTAGCAACAACGACAGCGTTAGCAATTGGGGGCATGGCAGTACAAGCCGCAACAGCAGGAGCAAGTTTTGTGAATGCAGCAAAACAAAAGAAGTTGCAAAAAGAGGCAATGGAAGATGCAGCAAAGGCATTACAAGAGGCCAAGGATAGGCTTAATGTAAACTACTTTGATGCCCTTTCTATTCAAAAAGAACCTTACGAACTTCAGCGTGAAGCAGCACTTGCTCAGGGTGCCCAAGCTATTGAGGCCGCCAACGAGTCAGACCGTGGCGCGGCGGCGGCAGCCGGCCGTGTTCAGATGGCTCAAAATGAAATGCAAGCAGGTATAAGAAGTCAAATGTCGGCAGAAATGCAGGCGTTAGATAAATTGAAAGCATCAGAGGATGCAAAACTTGCTCAGGAGCAGGCATCAATTAATTTACAAGAGGTTCAAGGGGCACAACAAGCAGCCGCTGATGCACAAAAAGCAGCCGCCCAATCTACCACTCAGGGCCTACAATCTTTGAGCCAAATGGGTCAGAGCCTGCTTTCAAATGCGCCATTATATGGGAAGAGTTCAACACCAAAAGGCCCTATTGATTTAAGGCCTCAGCCCGAACAAAAAGCGGCATGGGAGTCAAGTCCATATAATCCCTTTAGAATAGGACTGTTTCAAAATCAATCAGGAGGAAGTCAAGCACCTCAATTATTTAATAGTCAAGGATTTCCAACACAAGAAGGTTTGAATTATCTTAAATCTCAAAATCCATTTGATTTAAATAATATGAGTATATCTCCAAATACATTTGAAGGATAATTAATTAAAATTATTTAGAACATGGGAACATATTTTGGATATGTAAAAAGAGAAGCGGACAGCTACATCAATTGGGCTGACATAGGCAAACAAATGGTCGATGGTCTTGACAAAATAGAGAAAGACCGTGAAGAAAAAAGAAAGGCGTTTGAGCAGGACACAAGAGACAAATACAACTTTGTTGCTGATAACCCTATGGGGGAAAGCCAATCTGTTAATGAGTTTTCGTTAAAGCTTGCAAATGATGCTCAAAACTATATGTTACAACTTAACAAGCTTGTTAAGTCGGGCAAGATGAAGATGAACGATTACCTTATACGTTCTCAAAATCTAAAGGATGATACTCAGACCATGTACAAAATGATGAAGGCGTATCAGGACAGGGCTAAGGTGGTATCTGAAAGAATGCAGAAGAATCAATCACAGCCTATCGAATGGCAAACATTTGAGCAGATGGAAGGATTTGCAAACTTCGCTAAGACGTATGCTCACATAGATGCTAATTCGGGCCGCCTTTGGTCTGCCGAGAAAGAAAAAAAGGTTGTAGACGGAAAGGAGATTTATACCATACCAAGTACACCAAGTGGCAAATTACAACCAATGCAGATGTTGGCCGCTACCATGAACATGAACTACGATAAGTATGATGTAAATGGTAATCTAACTAAAATGGTAGGCTCTTTTGGTAAAGAGATAAATGTAATTGAAGACATAAGAGCAAAAGTAGGGAAGCATGGAAGGATTAGCGAAGTACTTGACATTAGAAAAAGAAAAGGGTTAATGCCGGGAGTTAAATCTGATATTGAAGCATTTGAGCAGGCTGAAACTAAAATGATAGAAAGTCAATTGACTAATCAGTTTAATACTACTTCTATACTAATGTCAGATATGAGACCTCAAGGTGGTGGTCAGTATGGTATAACATACGACCTTGAGGAGGCTAAAAGAGACCCTTCAAAAATATACATGAAGGTTGTTAACAATAAATTGCAACCTGATTTTGAATCTACAGAGAATGGGCGTAAGCAATACAATGATGTAGTTGAACATATGCGTACTCGTATGCGTTTAATGTATGACCATGTTGAGAAGCCTACTGTTACTCCTGCTGAAGAGGATGTGGCAACGGATAGGGCTTACAAACTTGGTATGCTTGAGGTGGCAAGACAAAATGCAAGAACAGCAGCAAAAAATGCAGCAACATCAGCAAAAAAAGCAAGTGAAGATGATGTTCCAATAGTTGGTAAGGATAAAAAAATCAATACGCAAGCATTGGAGAAAAAAATTAGAGGTTTAAATTGGAATACAATATATGTAGAAGACAAGCCTCAAGAAACAAAAACAAACCTTATTGATGCATTAAATAAAATTTCATCAGGATTAGGTTTTTCAGTCGAGGGGAAAGGTGTTTTTGACGATAAGATAATAGTAAAATCTCCAAATGCAAATGTTCCTGAACGAACATTTTCTATTGATGAAGCCGATGATTATGAAGGTATTATAC